CTATAACTTTTAACTCTGGTGTTTTTATCTACAACTTTGTCAGTTAATTCTACTAACTCTTTTGCATCACACCATACATAGTCATGCTCTCTTTCAAACACAAAGTAATCACAGTTACCATACAGCCAACCTTTATTACCTATTGTATTTAAAAACTCAACAACAATCCATGCGTCATCCAAAGATTTGTTTTTATTTCCAGTTCTTCTAGCCTTTACATCTACACTAACTGTCTCATTATCTTTTGTTAGATATAAATCTATATGTTTATTTATATTCTCTTGTTCATTAGCTATTGTAACTGTATAACCATGTGACTTAGCTGATTGTATAAATTCATTCTCTACTTTTATACCTCGCTTAATATAATCAGCATGATCTTTTCTTCCTTTAAATTCTTTTACTATCATTAGAATCTCCTTCTAAATATCTTATAGCTTTTTTAAGACCTTCTATAGTATCTCCAAATATTCCTAAAGCTGTATTACATTTACTACACAACCATCCTCTAAATTCTTCTGTATCGTGATCATGGTCTATCACCCACACAGAAAATCTAAAAGTTCTTTCTATTATATTATAATCTTTATCAACCTTTAGTAAATGATTTTTTATTTGCTCTTCATTTCTCTCACATATAGGACAGCAATAATCTTTTGGAGGGTATCCATATTTTTCTACTCTTTTTACTCCTTCGTATTTTCTTTGACTATCACATTTTGTACAGTCAAAAGCAAGATAAGAATAACCATCATAAAATTTACCTTTAGTATTAAAAAGGTGAAGAGGTTTTTCTATCTTACAACTTCTACAAATTTGTGTATGTTCTCCTTTTTTAATGAGAACTTTATCATCTATCTCAAACAAAGTAAATTGTTCTAATGTGTCTCTGCCCATGTCTTACCTACCTTCCATTCACTATCAAGAGGACACTTCATTTGTAACTGTTTCTCTGTATCTTTCATAGCATCTTTAGTTATCTGTCCAAACTTATTTATATCTTTGTTAAGAACTTCAAACTGATACTCGTCATGTATACTAGCTACAAGTTTAGCATCAACACCTGTTCTGTTAATACGTTTAATCATATTGATAAGCCATAGCTTACATACGATTGCTCCTGCTCCTTGTATTAGAGTATTCAATGCACTATGTGGACTACGTATATGTAATAGTCTACCATCAATACCTCTAATTAATTTTTTAGATGCAGCTTTTGTTACAGAGTCACGTACTCTTTTCAAAGCTGGCATACTATTTAAAAACTTATTGATTAATATCTGTCCTTCTTTAGCACCTGCACCTACTATCTGTCCTATCTTAGATGCACCTGCACCATACATAAATGCATATATAAATGTCTTTGCCTGGTCTCTATCAGTTAATCCTGCCATTTGCATATTGTGTGTATGTATATCTCCAGTCAATAATATATCTGTAAATGTAGTATCATTCATTAGATGTGCTAAACATCTTAACTCTAATCCACTTGCATCAGTTCCTACTATGGAATGAGTGTAAGGATTATCAACTGTCCAACAATCTCTACACTCTTTTCCATATGGAGAACGAACTGCAGGTATCTGTGCCATGTTAGGAGAATGGTGAGACATACGACCAGTAATAGTTTTAAGAGTCATAACTCTACCATGTACTCTACCATCTCTATCATCACATGCTTCTATCCATGACTTAATCTGTGCTATACGTTTCTGTAATAAAAAGAAACGAGAAAACTTTTTTGCTTCAGGCATATCTATCTTATCTAAGACAGCTTCATTAATAATAATGTTACCTTTGTCTGTATGTTGTTTTGGTTTCCAACCTAGTTCCATTAATCTATCTGCAATCTGTTGCCTTGATCCTATATTAAATGGTATGTATTTTGTTTTTGTTTTCAACTCAACAACTGTAGGATCAAAGGTAGTTACTGCCCACTTTTCTAAACCATTAGCTTCATCTTTTAATTTATTATATAGACTCATAGCTTTTCTCATGTCCATAGCAAAGCCATTCTTTTCTTGTTGGTCTATGATAACTCTTACATTATGTTCTAATCTAATTGAACTACGAGAGAAACCTTTACCTTCTTTCTGTAATATATTGAATAACTTATGTGTTATATTGACATCTTGTTTACAATACTCCAACATGTCTGGTGTATATACTTCAAATGTTTCTACATCTCCTTTAGGAAATCCTAATCTTTCTCCCCATGCTTTTAAACTATGACCTTCACGTATAGGATTAAATAGCTGTGATAAGACAAGTGTATCTACAATCTGACTAGGTTTTATATCAGTACCTAGCAATCTATTACACACAGGTGCATCAAATGATAAACCATTATGCATAATAAACTGCTTGACACCAAGTGACCAATCTCTAAACCCATGTATCATATCAGGAGGGAAAGAATAAACCCTCCCTGAGTCTACATCTTTAGCCACTATACAATGAACCTTTGTTGCATTTAAGCTATCTGTTTCTATATCAACTATCGCTCTCATCTGTTTTCCAATCATACCAATACTCATTATATAATATCATGGGAGTTCTCTCACCTACCCACACATTTAAGATATTAAACTGAGCAAAATCATCTGCTTCTTCCCATGTCATACCATCTCGTTCTCTTAGTATTTTACATATTACACTATATGAATAAACATGTAAAGGTTTTTTTCCATATTGTTCTCCTATACCTATAATAGCATCATCAAAACCATCTATGGTCATAGCTTCAGCATCTAGTCCACACCAGTTACACTCTTCACCATCACCTACTTCCATTTCAGTTTCTTCTACTCTACAATAATGTTTCCACATTAGAATGGTATCTCCTCTTCGTTACTATTATCTTCTACTTCGTATGGATTGTCAATCTCTTTCATACGACCAGTCTCTTTATCATAATAAAGATGCGTAGCTATACCAGTATCACCAGTATATCTATTCTTTAGAATACGTATGGTTGTAGTGTTAGATGCTACATCATCTTCTGCTTGTTGATTTCTTTCTAAAGCAATCACTCCATCAGATAGGTGTGCAATAGATGCAGAGCCACGTAAATGTGAGAGAGTAACTTCTCTACCATTCTCATGTCCTGAATCACCTGCAGGTCTACGTAGGTGTGATACTAATAGTAAACCAACACCAGTTTGTTCTACTAATGAACGTAACTTAGTCATCAATACATCAATAGACTTTCTCTCATCTCCATCTTCCTGACCTGATACAAGTATAGATAAGTGATCAAGGAATATCCATTTACAATCCAATGCTTGTGCCATAAATCTAACTCTTGAAAGTATTTCATCATTAGATATAGAACCAAAGTGATCAAAGGCAAAGAACCTGCCTGTACCCATAGTGTTATCAAACCATGTATCTAATTCTTCTTGGCTATACTTCTTACGTATCTCATTAATATATAGTCTAGCACTAGCTTCAACAGACATGATATTAAATGCTGTGTTCTTTGTACTCTCTTCCAATGCAAGTATACCTACATTATCATTTGTATTCTTTAACATATGGTGCATTAACTCACGCATAATAGAACTCTTACCCATACCTGCACCTGATGTGAATGTAATCAACTCACCAGTACGCATACCATATGTCTTATCATTTAGTTTTTGCCAAGGGTATAAACATGTCTCACAATACTCTTCTTCAAACAGAGAAGTCTTTAAATCTTTTAGATTTATTATTCCTGCAGGAGTATATGGTTGTGCATTCCACCATGCTCTTGAGAACTGCTCACGTTTATTCATCTTGAGATATTCGTTAGCATCTTTATGTTCCATATGCATGACCTTGCATTTGTTAGGAGCAAAGAGTTGTGCTACTTTTTCAGCAGCTTCTCTGCCTTGCTTGTCCATATCAAATGATATAACTATCTGATCAAAGCTATCAAGATATTCAAATGCTTTCTTACAGTCACGTAATGCAGAACCTGCACCAGTTTTAATAGATACACATGCCCACTTACTACCAAGTAATTCATAAGCAGACATGGCATCTACCTCACCTTCAGTAATAGTAATATACTTTCCCTTTGGTGCAAAGATATTCTGACCAAACAATCCTGCTTCAGTCATGTTACCTTCAGTCCACATGTTCTTTGTTTGTACGTCTCGTACTTTGTTTGCAATATTATTTCCACCTTCATCAAAGTATTTATAGATGTGGTGTGTATTCATATTGCCATTTACTTTTACATCAGTATTATATTTCTGTGCAGTTTCTTTAGATATACTACGTTCAGTTAATGCACCTAGTGTACCCACAGTTTTCATAACACTTTCTGTTCTCATTGGTATTACTTTTTCTACTTCCATATTCTCTCCAAACCTAGTGTGACAAGAAAAACAAAAGCTATATCCTTCAGAATGATTTACATTCCCATCACTAGAATCACAAGCTGGATTTGGGCAAGGACCTCTATCTAACCATTGTTTATCCATATCATTAATCCAAATCGTTTAACGTATTATCATACAATTCTTCAACAAAGTCAAGTTGATCTTGCATTATTTCTTTAGCATCTTTTCTAGCATTGTATTTTGCTTCAGCTAAATCATATCCATCATCAAGATAATCACGCACAAGTTCTTTATAAACTCTGTTGAACTCTTTATCCCATAAGTTCTTAGGCATTTTAGTCCTTTCTCTTCCATGCTCTTGGATCATCAGACCATACATGGTCAGCCCAATGGTGAGGATAATGATCGCCATGCATATCTGGATCAGTAGATCTTTTAGGTGATATACCATATAAGTCTTTCATATCATCTAGTAAATCTAAAAGTTTTTCTATTTCCCATGCAGTTATATACTTGATACCTGTCTCTCTGTAACTTTGATTAAAGTCATTACCTGCATTAAATAAATCTAATAAGTGTTTCTTTTGTGCTTCATCTAAAATCATAGCACCATTTTTCTTTACTGCTTTAGCCATCATAGTTTCCTTTTCTTTTTGATGTTGTTTTAATTCTTTTTGTAACCAATTAGTAAATCTATTCTCAGTCATATTGTTCTCCTTCACTATAGTATTGATTGTCTAAATCATCTGAGACATCTTTCTGTTGTTGTTTAATATAACTTTCATATTCTTTTTTAGCTACATCACCTGCATCATCTACTGATACGAGTGTATCTCTATCTTTTATTTTTTCAGACATGTCATGTTTCCCTTAATTAATTTCCATTTAGTATTATCTATCAAGACAGTTTCTTTGTCAAGTTTTTTATATTTAGAACCTAACATATGCCATAGTCCTTCATGTGCCTGAATAAATTCAGGTATGTTAGTGTATGTTCTTAGTTCATTATACATAATACTCATGCCATCTTTCTTCCCATAGTTCTGATAGATGTTCTTCTATCTCTTCATCTGGAACATTAGGATTAGGGTATCTTAATGTATTCATAGCTAGATATATAGCAGAGTATGGATCTTCTTCTCCAGAAGTTTTCCATAAATCTAGTACAGATACTTCGTATTCATATTCCTCATCTAGTATTATACTATTTTGTAATGCTGTCATATTATTTCCTTTCTTTTATATGTGTTGCATCTGGGTTTTCTACAGGCATAGCCCACCCATCTGCTGTTTTAAATTCTTTTTCTAAACCTAATCTCTTACGTAACTCATCACACTTCTCATTCAATTCTTTTATTCTTATATGTGCATCACGTAATTGTAGTTGTAATTCTTTTACATTCTTACGTAGTAATTCTTTCTCTGTCATTCCCATATACCTACTCCATGTGCTACTGTTTTATATTTAGTTAAGTTCTGCATATCCTTACCATAGAATAAACTAATCCAATCTCCAGTACGTAGGTAATGACGCATGTCTTTTATGTATCCATCACGCATAGATCTTTTAGCTATAGCACCTGGAATATTCATACGTACTTCTCTATTCATAGACCTAGATACTTCTTGGTTATGTTTAATCCATTCCAATACTTTGTCTACTTGTAACGTAGCATTCTTAGGCAAGTCATATAGTTCTTTTCTTATCTGTGATTTGTTCATTGTATTTTCTTCTATTGCACTCTCACTATTGATAGTCCATCATCATCTGACATAGGCTCTATGTCTACTCCACTTTTTATATATAGTTTTTCTATATAATCTTGTGCATCTATCTCAGATTTAAAATACATTACATCACCATTAAACTTTGCTAATGGTTCTAATATAATCTCTTTGTCTTCAGATATAAATGCTATTATATAATTATTATCCATGTTCGTACCTTACACTACTTAATTTTATATGTCAAGTGTTATTATCTTTTAAACTTTAAGTCTGCCATTATGTCTCGCATTTGATGGTAGTCATATCCTATCTTATATGTACCACTTACATACCAATCTGGTGCGACTCTACTCTTCTCCCATTTGGCTATGTCTTTCTTATCATTGATATAGTACTTTCTGTATGCTTGTACAGGATCATCAAATGCACACTTGTATTCTTCTGGCATACATTGTGGGTGTGGTGTTCCATGCCTACCTATATTATCAAATTCAAATTCACAATTATCTATTACTAAATCCATGATAACTTGCTGACATTTATGTATCTTGTTATACCTTCTGGTATATTCAAAACATAACTCCATACCATGTTGCCATAGCCAATCATAATTTCCTGCATCATCTCCTGCCCATAGTGTGCATGGGTGGTTCTTGTGTGCTTCTTTGTATGGTACATTCATACCTTGTCCATACCTATGCCATACAGAACACAACATCTGTGCAGTTTCCAATGGCATCTTTACTATGTGCTTATCACATTGCATCTGTGCAGATATGATAGGATCTTCGTCTAATACAAATATGTTCATTCTTCATTCTCCTCTGCATAATATAAATCATCAGCTTCCCAACCTTCACTTAAACTAGAATGGTCTACATGATGTGTAGTTTTCCAAAACTTTTTATTACCTTCTTCATCTTCTGTATAAAAAGTAATATCCCATACTTCTAATTCTGCTAATTCTTCTTCAGTTATTTTCATATGTCTACTCCTTGTACATGAATATCTAATTCATCTGCAATCCAATATCGTATTCCTGTGTAGCAATCATCACACAATAATATAGGAACAAATTTATATGTCATATCTTCTTCTTCACCTTTATTAACTTTACAATGTTCACAAGTTACTTTCATTATCATTCTCCTTTACTGCACATTCTGCACAACAATCCACATCTACCATTTTATCCCATGCAAAATAATAATCATCAGTAGTAATTTCATTTGTATTAAAAACTTCATTACATACATGACATTGTATTGTTTCTTCTTCTGTAATATTAATTATGTACTCACTCATTTTAAATCTTCCTCATCTTCTATATCTCCAAACCATTCATCAATAGCATTGGCTACATGGTTAGGCATATCATGTTCTAACTCTACGAGTTTAGGATTGTCTGACCACTCTACTTGGATTGTATAGCTTACTATGTGCCTTCGTGTCGAAGGTATTGTGTTTATATTTCTACTCATTTTCATTCTCCTTCTTGCAGTTGATCTTCATGTACTATATTTACTTCACCAAGTATTCTTGTCATCTGATCAACATAATTATTAAACATCTCTTGTCCCTCGTCAGTAAAATTATATACATCATCTTCATCTACATAGATGCAATCTTCATAATACTTTTCACCTAATTTTTCTTGCATCATAAAGTCTGCAAGTTCACCTGTTACTTCTACAAAACTAGAAGCATCTATATAATATTTAGAAGGTTTCATCTTCTAACTCCTCTAACATATCAATAGCTTTCTCTACTAAATGATATGCTTCTATTGATTGTGTCTCAGCTACACTTATAAGTTCTTGTGCATCTTTACATTCTTGTACTGACCTATCTGCATAATCTCTTGCTTGATTTAGTATGTCTAGTATATCTTCTTTAGTCATATCATTTCCTTTCTATTTGTTCAACCATAAATGCTTTAGCATCTTTGGCTACATGCTCACCAAACTTATCAACACATGCTTGGATAATAGTATCACTATGCCAACCTCTAGGCATATGCTCACCACTCACAGCATGTTTAGAACCATGCACCATAGCACGTTCTTGGAAGTCTGTTATAAATTGTTGTAGTTCAGTCATGTTGTTCTCCTTTCAAGAGAGTTAATAATTAAATAATAATATATTCATATAGTATTCATATATTATTTTTAATTAAGTGTCAAACAATACATAAAATTATTATACATATCCAATAAATTAATTCATTATCCATGTTATTATCTCCAATATTTATAGTGTGTACACTCCAATAGCATACACACTATATCATATTATTTAGCTAATGCAACAGTTGTTTGTGCATTAATTACTTTTGGTTTAATATTGTATTTCTCCAATACTTTATTCTCCATTTTAACTTTTGCTCTTACGTTCTTACGTATTTGATTTACCAAATTCTTTACGATAAATCTAAATTGAGCCTTCACTATTTTAGAATCTATTGAAGGTATCTTTACCCACTCACGATTTCTTTTCTTATAAACTATACCCATAACATTTATGGTACTGCTTTCTAAGTGTTGAACGAGTCCAGACACATCAATTTTTTCTAACAAAATATTATTATGGTAACTAGCAGTATTGAAAGACCTTACTCTTTGTTCAGGGTTCACACTAAAACCTATCTTGTAGGTACTATACCCACCTTTAGCTAGGTATATGTATGCTTTCCTATCTTGATTTTTTAGGTTCGCATCTGTAGTTACTTGTGATTTAATTATATTTAATAACTCGTTAGAGTTCATTAGTTTTGTCATTGTATATTTCCTTATAGGTTATTATTAAAAAACAGTAGTTTAGTTATACTGCAAACTACCAAATCAGTCTTGGAGAAGTTCTCCTAACCTTCTAGGTTACGTCTATCCATACTCCAGAAGGTGTTAAACTTATAGAAGTATAAGGCAAGACTACCAAAGTATATAGAGCAAAGAGTATCTTTGCCAGCACCTTTGATGCCATACCATACATGACATCTGCCACGTTTAAACATTCTATTAGGTCTAATTCTGTATTTAATATTTCCAAATAAGTTATTCATATTTTTTTCTCCATATTATTATATATAATGCTTTCACAGAAAGCTCAAGCATTATATATATTAAGTTGTACCAAATTGGTAAGTTAAATGGTAACATTATTGTCACCATTAATCTACTACAAAACCAGAAGTATCTTTTCTAGCTTTGCCTTTAGCATACAGAGTAACAACCACACCTTGCTTATCGTATGGTCGTACATCTGTATCATCACCATTCACACAATCCATTCCCATGAATGTGCGAGGTTGATTCTCTTTACTTCTAAACACCACAGCCATTCTCATTTTTTTCTTGAGTGCTTTAGCAACCATAGGTTGATACTCTTTCACTCCAGAATAACTAAATGTTTCATCATAATTCTGTATATTACCTAACTTTCTGTTAGGTATTTTTGTGTAATCATAGAATTGTATGTGAGAATATTCTTTAAATATTTCTGGCATAAACAATTCCCACCTCACATCTGATGTGCCATTCAATCGCACCATAGGTGTGAAGTTTAATCTATCAGATTGTCTAATCAATCTGTTTATTTCTTTACGAATTAACTGTTTAAATTCAATAGGATATTGTTGATAAAACAAAGTTTTTCTTAACCTTGACATCTGATTAGATGTAAATTGTCCTCGACCTGCTGTATTTAAACAACCTTCATGACACTTAGCCACATCAGCCATAGGACATACATTAACACCACTTAGTTTATATGGTGCAAGGTACATAATACCTGTCAAAACTTTTAGTTTTTTACCTTTGACAGTCTTAGTATCTTGACCAATAGAAAATAAATTTTCTGGAAACTTAGAAAACAATTCAGAATAATTATTCTGTATCTCTTCTTGAGTTTCTTTAGGTAACTTTGATAAGTCGTAAATCATAATACAATCTCCAAATTGTTATGTTATTATATATATTACTTTCACTATCGTTCAAGTAAGTATATATATTAAACTATTGTTCCAACTGCTATCATTAGCAATCCAATCGACATGGTAAGTACCATGAGATAGGAAAGCCAAACAATACCAGCAGATATTGTTAACACAAATGCTGGTATGGGTAGGATAAGCAATGCAAATCCTAACACCATAAGTGTTATTGGTAAATCTTCTTCATTAAAAATGTTTCTCATTTTTATTCTCCAATTTAATTTATTAAATTAAGGTGAGCAAGGTCGTAAATCTCACTCACCTTCTTTGTTAAGCTAAAAGCTTATCAGCACTTTCTTGCATAAAAGCTAAGGCTTTAGCTTTATCAGTAAAGAAAGTATAATCGTGAGTTTTACTAACTCTAAAGTCAGCATCAAACTCACCTTCATTAAGAAATTTAATGAAGTCTTCTAAGTCGTAGCCATTTATATGAGTTCCCTCATTATAAACTGCCCAAACAACATCAACAGTAGTTGACATTGTAGCAAGAATGCTACCTTTTGGGTTAAGGTTTACGTTAGTAACTTTAGACATAAGCAAGTTCTCCTTTTTGGTTAATATATTAATTAATAAATACTACTTTCATAAGTATGTCAAGTAGTATTTTTAATTATTTACAATTTCTACTTCAACAGATTGGTCATCAACTACATAGTAGTTTTTTGTTCCTTCACCAAAGTTACATTGGTAAGTTGAAGTATTTCTTAGAAACTCTTCTGATGTCATGGTAACTTTGTTAACTCCAAATTCATTTTCATGTATTGTCATGTTCAATCTCCAAGTTAAGTTATTATATATACTGCTTTCATAGAAAGCTAAGTAGTATATATATTAAGTTTTCCAAAATGTCAAGGTCTCGATTGAAAGAAATCTTCATCTTCAAGGCTCATCATCAACCTCAAACATCTCATCAAATCTTCCTAATCTATTTAACCTTAATGCTTTCATAGAAAGCTAAGTATTAAGGTAAAATAGTAAAGGTCAGCAACGACTTCACCTACCTTTCAAGTCTTACTTGGTGCAAGAATACTTGCTCAGAAGACTCTCTTGAGATGAAATATTCTACCCTCATCTGCTTAATTCTTAGGCAATCTACTTAGATTGCTCAATATTTAGGCAGACCAAGTGCTTAAAAACTAGGCAATCTACTTAGATTGCTTAAAATTTGTGCAGACTAAGGTAACCCTTAAGGGTTCATCATAATTTGTAGACTCTATAGTCTACACCCCACCCCAAAAATCCTGCGTGCGTAGTATATATATATAAGGTGTGCCATATATGCAACAAAAATAACAGCATTTCTCATCAAAATAAAAATAATAAAAAAAGTACTTGACATTTAAGTGGGGAGTATGTATAATTATATATAATATATATAAACAAAAGTACTAAGTACTTAGTATATTTGTTTTTCTTTTGTTTTTTT